ATTAGGAGAAGTATATGAGCATGTCGGAACAGGAACTGTTTGATCGTTTGGTTGATCTGAATAAAGAAGCACTAACTTTGGCTGAGGATATTTCACAGCTTAAGAAAGATGTAAAGTTCCATAAAGAAACAAATCCAAACGGTATCAGCGCAGACGATATTAAGTTTGTAAGTGCTGCTGCAAAGCTTGAGGCAAAACAGCAGTTTGAGGAATTTAGTGGCGATAATGCTGCTGTGATTGCTAAGTATAAAGAGCTTACAAAATACGATTGATAAATATCAGTATTACTGAGGGGAGCTTTTTTGCTCCCTTTTATTTACCAAGGAGAACTAAATTGGGCGTAGAATATTCAGCACGAATTATTGTTGGTCTTCCTCACGAAGATCTTGAAGAGTTCTTAGAAGGTTTAGATGATCCTTATGATGTGGGGCTGTATGTTTGCAGTCCTTATTATGATGCAAGTTATGGGGCTTCATTATTTGGAGTTCTTGTAAGTCACTGTGATGATTTTGGCTATACAGAAATTGATGAGTTTAGTTGGTCTGAAAAAGTGACAAAAGCACATCAACAGTTTACAAAGATCACAGGTAAGAAGGGTGTTTTGTTCCTCTCTACTTACGGGAGTTGAAATGACAAAACTAACATCAATAATTGACCTAGATTACGTAAAGTATGCTTCTGCATCAGTTGGTGAAAAACGTTCTATCATCGTCACTCACAAATCATCAGGACGTGAGAAACAGTTTAACACACGAACTGAATTTTACGGGCGTGACAAAGCTAAATCTGGTGGCTGGCTTGGTCAACTAAACTCTAAACGTGATAGCCCATTTGCTGTGGATGAATTTGAGATTGTAGATCAACAGATTGCAGAACCAATTGATCACGTATTGCAGATTGCAAAGACTCAAGTTGAAGGTGATCTAAAGCGACTTGGTACAAACAAATACAAAGCATTCTTAGGTAAAGGTGATAGCTTTCGTGTTGAACTATCTACCCTTAAAAAGTACAAAGATAACAGAAAGGATATGTTACGCCCTTTGCATATGGATGCTGTGACAGAGTATCTTGAACGAAAGTTTAAAGCGGAGATTGTAACAACCATCGAAGCAGACGACCGTTGTGTGATTGAGGCTTACAACAATCCTAATGCTGTGATTCAGGGGTTGGACAAGGATTATTATTCAGCTCCAGTGAACTTCTTTAACGTCAATCGTCCAGAGGAAGGTATTCAAGACTGTAATCAATTTGGTAGTTTGTGGTTAGACGATAAAGGTGATGTTCGGGGTATTGGCAGGATGCACCTATACTGGCAGATGGCAAGCAATGACACCTCTGACAACTACGCAGCTAATTGCTTCTCAGACATTAAGTGGGCGGGGAAATCAGCCTACAAAAGCCTTGTAGAAGCTAAGACAGACAATGAGGCATGGGAGAAGCTTAAAGGGATTTTCCAGTACCTTTATCCCGAAGAAAAGACTGTTTTAGGCTGGAGAAATGACCCTATCAACCTCACTTGGGATTATGTTTTGAATGAGATGTTTGTGATGGCTAGGATGTTAAGGTTTGAGGGTGAGAACTTGAATGCTTATGATGTGATGGATAAGCTTGGTGTGTCATATGAGTGATCCGTGGACTAATTATCCTCATATCTGGAAGACAAAGGCTGCATTCCTAAGTTTCATACGTGGGGGAATTCGTAGAGCTTTATGGAATAGAAGCCCTATCAAGCTTGAATTTATCAAGAAGTATCGTAAGCGTATCAAGAACCCAAACCCTAAAGGAAAGGTTAAAGAAGTGTGGGGCGGAAGCTGTGCCTTGTGCAACAAAGACTTCCCCTCTCAACAGCTTAACGTAGACCACAAGATAGGTAACAACTCTTTAAAGGAATTGTCCGACCTACAATCTTTTATTGAATCAATTGTACTTGTTCAAGAAAGTGATCTACAATTTGTATGTATTCCTTGCCACAAGATTAAGAATCTACAGGAAAGGAGTGGTGTGGATTTTGAGTCAGCAAGGATAACCAAGGATGTGATCGCTATCTGTAAAGCTAAAAAAGACGTGCAATGGCTAAAAGATCATGATATAATCCCTGCAAGCAATGCTGCGAAACGTAGAAAGCAAATCGAGGAGAGTATGAGACATGAAAAAGAATGAAGTTTACACAGAGCTGAGTATTCAAATTGGTGTTCTTGAGAGTAAAGTTGATAAAGTCCTTCAACTGCTTCTTGAACAACAAAAGCCTTACATTGTCAATAATGATTTTGTAGGTGTTGGTGAGGGATTTGACATAGAAAAATTTAAACATAGTTTGTCTACATCCCAGCTATTCCAGACAACCGGTATTGTTGATGATGAAACTTTTACAACGGAGTTTAAATAATGATGCTTAAAGATCGATTCACTCTTGCAACCTATATTGAGATGACAGTTCAATATTATACATTTGCTTATGTGTGGCTAAGTTGCATTGACACTTATTTGTTTGGGTTTTAGCTATGGGAGACGTCAGAGAGTTATTTCCTAAGAAGGCTGTACAGGTCACTACATCTAACAGAGAGCCACAGGAAATTATTACAGACTTCCATAATAAACTTGAGGAAGTGTTGGATGAATTTAATACATTGTCTGTTAGAGACAAGTACGAAGTTGTAGAGAGCCTGACGGTTATGAATAAGGATCTGTTTAAGCTTTATATGGATTTACGTAAACGTCATGAATTTCATTTGAATAATTGAGGGGAATTGGTTTGATCGAAGTTAATTGGAAAGAACAGGCAATTGAGCTAGCTAAGACTGGTAAGAGCTGGAGGAAGATTTCAGAGCTGTTGGACAAACCGCGTTCAACTGTTTCTGATTACCTTCGTAAAGAATTTAGCCAAGTTGTAGTGGATAATCGTAAATCATCGGAGACTTATTCTGTTCGTAAGAATGATGGTGTAGAGCATGATAACAGTCGTATTTTGTTGATTAGTGATTTGCATATTCCTTATCATCACCAAGATGCTATTGCTTTCTTGCTGCATTTGAAAGAGAAATACAACCCAACGCGTGTTATCTGTTTGGGTGATGAGGTTGACGGCCATGCCTTGAGTTTCCATGATAGTGATCCAGATTTGCCAAGTGCTGGTGATGAAATTCGTCAAGCACTTCCTGTAATTGCAGAGCTGTTCAAGATCTTCCCTAAAATGGACATTCTTGAAAGTAACCATGGTAGTTTGGTGTGGCGCAAAGCTAAAGTGTTTGGTATTCCAAAACATTACATCAAAAGTTATAATGAGGTATTGGGCGTAGATAGCGGTTGGAAGTGGAGCTTTGATCTTACGGTTGACCTTCCTAATGGTCAAAAGTGTTACATGCATCATGGTAAGACAAGCAACATTATTCAGCTGAGCCAGCAGATGGGTATGAATGCGACTCAAGGTCACTACCACGAGACATTCAAGATTGATTACTGGGGTAATAGTACAGGGTTGTATTGGGGTATGCAGTGTGGTTGTTTGATTGATGATGACAAACTTGCATTCAACTACAATAATGTAAATATTAAACGTCCAATCATTGGAACCGGATTGATTATTGACTCTATGCCTGTGCTGGAGCCGATGCGGTTAAATTCAGAGGGTCGTTGGGTTGGAACTAACACATAAAATCTTGCATGAGGCATTAGATTATAATAAAGAAACTGGTCTGTTTACATGGAAAGTTGACAGACCCTTGGAGCACTTCAAGAATACACATGCCAGAAACACATACCTTGGAAGATTTGCTGGCAAGGTTGCAGGCTATCCATCTAAATACGGCGAGAAAGATTTATATTACCTTCAAATACGTATTAAGGGTAAGCTCTTTCTGGCACACAGGTTAGCTTGGTTCTATGTGAACGCTGAGTGGCCTGAGCAACTTATAGACCATGAAGATGGTGATGGGTTGAATAACAGATGGGATAATTTGCGACAAGCTACATCAATCAGCAACGGACGTAATTGTGGTTTATCTAGTAATAACACCTCTGGCGTAAATGGTGTATACTGGAACAAAGCTAACAATAAATGGGTCGCTGAGGGTCATTACACAGAGGCTGGGGTCCACAAGAAGACTAATTTAGGTTCGTATATCAACCTAGAAGATGCTAAACTTGCCCGTGAAAGATGGCAAGAAGATCAAGGTAATTTCACAGAGAGGCACGGAAAATGAGCATTCACAACCGAGTAAACGAGGCATACCGACATCAAGTCTTGAATGCTTTCAATGAAAACAAATATCTTCCCAAAACACCAGAAGGTTTGCTAGACTTCTTGTTTGATGAATATAGTGAATATGTGATCTATCACTACAAAGACCAGTATGACAGCACCACATTCATGCAGCGTTTTAACCGTCTGTGGGTGATTCCTTGCTGGTGGGTGGTAGCCCCATTCAAATGGATCATCACAGGTTCTGCTGGTGTAAATGACCACACAAAGTTTGCTAAATGGTTAGCTAAGATCACTGGACTTTAGGAAGTAAATAATGTACAGAATCATACAAAAGAACGGAGGCTATCAAGTGCAGAAGAAATCTTTTATATTCTGGACAGATTGTTATTATTTTACACCTGATTACTCTAGATATTTGGCTTGCTACGACAGCTATGAAAATGCTTTACAATATTTAGATTATAAAGATTATTTGGAGATTTAGTTGGAAGATTTTCGCCTAAAGAATAGCGTATCACGGTTGGAAAAAGAAGTAGACATCCTGACAAAAGAGGTTTATACTTTAAACCAACAAATGAGTGGTATGCTTGACCAAATACAGAAATTGAAGAATATTGCTAAACAGAATGAGGAGAGGGTTGATGCAGGTAAAGAACAAACTGTTTAAGTGTAAAGATGATATGACGGTTTACACTCTCCATACACTTTTCAGTGGAGATTTTAAAGTTCTGTGGAAGGATGATTCTGGACAAGACTGGATTCAACGGTATACAAAAGAAGAAGTAAATTCTCGATTTGAAGAAGGTGATTGGTATTTTACAGGAGAAGTTACAGATTTTAAAAATACTTCCGATAAAGTAAAATCGGATGGAGGTAGTTCCTCCTATTACGAACTCACTATCACAAACAAAGCTGGCGAGTCAATCAAGTGTGAAACTGGTGATGTTATTCGTGCTTTGGTAGGTAATGACTTTGACTTCGGTAACTGTGTAAAAGCTCTTCGCCGTATGTACTTAGCAACACTAGGTAAAGGTAAAGAAGGTACAGACATTCCTTATGACTGCAACAAGGTAAGGTACTTTCTTAGTGAGATTGAGCGGGTGAATAAATGACTAAGCGCATCATCGGGGTAGATGTTGATCTAACAGTATGCCCAAGTGATATCGGCTGGAGTAATTGGCTACAAGAAAGGACAACAGGGCCAAAGCATTATAAAGAATACTTGAAAGGTAAACCTTATAATCTAGCTGAACTTTATGTTGCCGTGGAAGACCCCTTTGAATACTGGCGTTCTCTTGAGTACTCACAGTTTCAGCCACTGAAAGGTTCTGTAGAGAAGCTTGAACAATTGAGTACTTACTTTGATATTGTGTTTATCTCAGCAATTAAGGGTAAGCACAATAAAGAAAAATACTATTGGCTCAAAGAACATTTCCCGTTTCTCAAGGGATATATAGCAACTAAAGAAAAGTTCTTGATGAATAACTCAGTATGCGCTATGATAGATGATCGCTTGGATAATCTTCAAGGGTTTGCTCAGCACAAGAGAGTGTTCTACAACACGCCTTATTCACAGAATGAAACATGTGGTGTTGGTTATGTGGTTGATGATTGGGAAAGCTTTAGTGTGAAAGATTTCTGTGATCAATATTTAAATTAAGGAGAGTTTTGGTGTCAAAGAAAGAGTGTATTAAGTTTGGTTATGCAATTGGTAATCAACCAGCTATGGGTGATCATTGGGAAGTATGGAGGCAAGTTAAAGCTCAGTCTAAGCTTATTCTAGAAGAAGTGAATGAACTTGAGGATGCTTGTTCAGAGGAAGATCTTCTAGAAGTGCTAGATGCTTGTATGGACATTAAGTACCTCAACACTTATTTGGAGCACTTGCTTGAAGCTTATGGATGCAAGACTAAGCAAGCTTGGGAAACTGTTTGCTCAAACAATGCACAGAAGATTACAACCAGCTATACTTACGCACAAAGCAGCAAAGAATATCTAGAATCTCGTGAAAAAGGTGAGTTTTACATTGACGAAACTCTGTTTGAAGGCGAACGTCTGTATACTGTCAAACGCAGTTCTGATAATAAAGTAATGAAATTGAAGTCCCATGTACGACCTGATCTTATTATCTGTATTCCAGAAGAGTTTAAAGTATGACTAAGCCCACAATGAACTGGAAGCTTGACGTAAGAACAAAAGACTATTATAATGAATTAGTTTCTACAGGGTTAGCTTGGGAACTTTATCCTTCGATGCCTTTGAGCTGGGAAGAATGTTTGGAAGAATTGGAGGAGAGTGGGGATGTTTGATTTCATTAAGTGTCGTGTAATCGGGGTGACACAACCTGTTGTAGAAGACATTCCAGATAGTGAAGGTATTATCTCATACGCAGCACGAGTAAGTGCCCCAAAGAATCAAAGCAATTTTGATACAGCAGCAAAGCTTCTAAAGTATTGTGTAGAACATCAACACTATTCAGTATTTGAAACCTGTAATATTACAATGGAGATTGAAGCTCCACGAGACATTGCACGGCAGATTCTTCGTCACCGTAGCTTTAGCTTTCAAGAGTTCAGCCAACGTTACGCAGAATCGACAAACTTTGTAACTCGGGAATGTCGAATGCAGGATACAAAGAACCGACAGAACAGTTTACCTTGTGATAATACTGTACTTGAAACTTGGTGGGAGCTAGAGCAACTAAAATTAAACAGTTTCATTGAAGCTCTTTATAAAAAATCTTTGGGTATGGGTATTGCTAAAGAGATTGCTCGTGTTATCCTTCCAGAAGGTTTGACAATGAGTAAGATGTACATGAATGGGACTGTGCGTAGTTGGCTACATTATTGTTCCCTACGCGAAGCCAACGGTACACAACTAGAACATCAAGATGTAGCTATCAAATGTAAAGAAGAAGTGGTAAAATACTTCCCGTTCCTTAAAGAAGTTATGGAGAAATAAAATGAAAGACTTTGATTACACAATTTCCAATTTCATTCAAGAGCTACAGAATCTTTATATGGTTCGTCTTGGAATGAGCATATCGGAATCTAGTAGGTACATCGTTGACAGTATCCAAGACATTGAGATTGCAATTACTGAAGACATTAGTGCATTTGAATACTTTCAGCAAGACTTGGCAGATGGAGTAGAAGTATGAGTATTGGATTTAATCTTTCACTGAGTGACTTGATGTTAGTTGATAACTTTGCTGAAGCTTTCGGTAAGGACGATAAACAAACTATCTATAAGATTCTTGAACAGAACGGATTTGACGTGTCTATGGGAGTGGAAGAAGTTGTCTGTCAGCACCGTAATCTTCAAGGTAAAGTAGTTAATTGTTTGATGTATCAAGGCCATGAACTTTCGAGCCCTGAATGGTTGTCTAGTGGCAATGCAACTTGGAGTAACGTTGTGGAGCACTCTAGTTTAGACCTACGAATTGACCTTAAGAATATGAGCAAGATGTGGTCAACTGGTGATTCGCTAGACTACGCTCAGAAGCACGGAATCCAATCAGATAATTAATAAGGAGTAAGTTTTGAAAGAAGTGGAAGATACAGTCAAAGAACATCTTGGTATTATCATTGATCTTTCACGAGACCAAGATATCCCAGAACAAGGTTTCTTAATGCTTACCCGTAAAGGGTTTTATAAAAAGGATTGGGAAACTAGCCCACAAGAGGGGTTTGCAAGAGCTGCTACTTGTTATTGCTTTGGGGATTATGAGCTAGCTGATCGTATTTACGAATACTCAAGTAAGGGTTGGTTCACAAATGCAAGCCCCGTATTAAGTAATGCTGTAGAGATTGAGTGGCCTGTGTTCTCTAAAGAACAGTTTGAAGAAGCTGGTGATTGGCTTGCAGAGAACGTAGACCCAGATGGTATGCCAATCAGCTGTTTCTTGGTGAAAATTCCTGATACTAAAGAGGGTTTAGTGGAATCTAGTAGCGAGGCTAAATGGCTGTCTATGATGGGTGGCGGTGTAGGTATTTGGGCCTCTAATCGCGGTCCTGATGAGAAATCTACTGGTGTGATGGCGCACATGTCGGGCTATGATGCTGATACTCTTGCCTACAAACAGAAAGAATCTCGCCGGGGCAGTATTGCAGCATATCTTGATATTGATCATCCTGAGATTGTTCAGTTTATCTCTATGCGTGATCCCGTAGGTGGTGATCAGAACAAAAAATGCTTTAACCTGAATAACGCAGTGAACATTACAGATAAGTTTATGCACGCTGTTATTAAAGGTGAGGAGTATGAACTTGTTGACCCTAAACATGGTGGTACAGGAAGGTTCCTAAAAGCTCGTGAAGTATGGGAAAAGATTCTTCAGATGCGTTTTGAAACTGGGGAACCATACATCATGTTCAAGGACACTGTTAATAGGTCTATTCCTGAGTGGATTAAAAACCCACACTACACAGTAGGACAAAGTAACTTATGTTCGGAAATTACCCTCTGGACTTCTGAGAAACGAACTGCTGTTTGCTGTCTCTCAAGTCTCAACCTTGAGAAATATGAGGATTGGAAAGATACAACGATTGTGCAAGACCTTGTTCGTTACTTGGACAACGTCTTAGAGTTCTTTATTCGACTAGCTCCAGCACAACTTAATCGTGCCGTTTACTCAGCTTATAAAGAAAGAGCAATCGGATTAGGGAGTCTGGGCTGGAATTCTTACCTTCAAAGCAAGATGATTCCTTTTGAAAGTGGCGGTTTTAATAGTGCTATTCAACATACACATAAAATTTACAGCCTAATCAAGGAACGTGCTGTTGAATCGAGTAAACAATTGGCTAACGAACGGGGAGAGTCACCAGATTGTGTTGGTAGTGGTATGCGTAACAGCCATCTATTAGCAATCGCACCCAACGCATCTTCTTCGTCTATCGTAGGGGCAAGTCCAAGTATTGAGCCCTGGAAAGACAATTATTTTGTCGCGGACGGACGGGCTGGTGCATTCCTTATTAAGAACAAGTACCTAGAAAAGATTCTAAAGGCCTATTCCATGGATGTGCCGGAAGTCTGGAAATCAATTCAGGATAATAAAGGGAGTGTTCAGCATCTTGATTTTCTAACTGATCTTGAGAAGTCTGTCTTCAAAACTTTCAGTGAAATCAATCCTATGTATGTGATTGAACAGGCAGCAGCACGTACACCATACATTTGTCAATCAACTAGTGTGAATATTCAAGTAACAAAGGATATCACCAAAGAAGAGATGTCGGATATTCACATTAAAGCTTGGGGATCTGGTGTAAAGACATTATACTACTGCCGAGCTGAAGGTGCAGATAAAGCAGATATCGGGACTGGTACAGAAAAGCCTTTGAATGCTGTTCCTGTACGTAAGAAGATTGAATATGAAACATGTTTTGCCTGTGAGGCATAATAAGGAGGGGTTTTGTCAGTATTTAAAGCTAGTAAATCGTATCGACCGTTTACCTATTCTTGGGCAGCAGAAGCAGCACAGAAACATTCCATTGATATGTTCTGGGATATTCATCAACTAAATTTGCAAGATGATGTTCAACAGTACTTCTCAAAAGATGGGTTGAAGACAGCCACTGTATCTCACGAACAGAATAAGAATATCCTTGATCGGACTTTGTGCCTGTTCACAGAGATGGATAAGACAGTTGGAGAAGGTTACACTGAACTTCTTCCTCTGATCAAGAATAATGAAATTCGTAATATGTTGTTGACATTCGCAGCCCGTGAAGTTGTTCACCAGCGTGCGTATGCTCTTGCAGCCGAAACCTTTGGATTTAGCAACTCTGATTGGTTGGCTTTTGCTGACTATAAAGAGATGGTTGATAAGTTAGATATTATGCTTGAGGATCTAACTCCAGAAGGTGCTTCTAACGAATTGAAAGCTGCCATTAAACTTACACAAATCTTCTTGGGAGAAGGTATTGGTTTGTTTGGTGCATTCGCTACTCTCCTTAACCAAAAGCGTAGTGGTATTCTGAATGGCTTCAACGATGTTAATGAGTGGTCACTTCTTGATGAAGCTGAACATGTTGCAAAGAACATTCGTGTTGTTGAGGAAATGGAGAAAGATCTTTCAGAAGTAGAACGTGTTGCTTTGAAAGCTATCACCTTGAAGTTTGTTGATATGTTTGAACAGGCCGAAGACAAATATATTGACTTGGTATTTGAGATGGGCGGTGCTGAGGGTTTGACATCTGAAGAGATGAAAGGATACATCAAATATCTTGGTAAACTTCGTCTCTACCAGCGGGGCTACGTCAGTCTTAAGGATGTGCCTAAGAATCCTTTGGAATGGATGGAATGGTTGCTAGGTGCAAACAAGCATTCAAATTTCTTTGAGAAGAAGGTTACGGACTACCAACACTCGGAGCTTCCGGGAGAAGTGAATTATAACAAATATCGTCATTTGCTTGAAAACGTGGCTTGACACAATAATCTGATGTGCTATCCTTGGCTGCATGTCCTTCGGGATGTGTGGCCTTTTTCTTTAAGGAGAATTTAAAATGAACGAAGATGAATTAAAAGAGCTGATAAAAGCATACATCAAAGAAAACCTTTACATTGGTATTGAGACAACATCTGAAAGCTATTATGAAAGCGCATCAGTCTGTGTTAAAGTATACCTAGAGGGTGAGGTTATTGCACAAGACTGGAGTACTTTGTAATGTTAACAGAAAACTGGAACCACTTAGAAATAGGGAGCGTTGTCTACGCACTTAAACAGCTTACAGAGTGGAATGATTGTCATGGGCACTGTATTTGTGCTGAGAAGGGTGATAAGCTGATTGTACGTGGATTCAACCATCGCGGTGATCCTTACTTTAGTCACGAACACATTACAGATGGTAGGTCATTCTATTTAGATAAAGATGAGTGTTCTACTTTTAAACATATCCAATATTAGGAGAGTAAAATGAAATTCTATAAACAATACCGAAAGTCTTACTGGTCTGACTCAAAAGTATTCTCTTGGATGCTTCCTGAAAAGGTAAAGCAGCCTAAGTCATTTACAGTTGATGAAATGATTGCAAGCATCTGTACAAAAGACCCTTTGATTGAACTCTTCATTGATAAGCTTCAAGACATAATCTTGTTCCCTTCGGATTTGATCTACTCTGTAAAGATTTATATGAAGAACTCAAAAGGGAACACTCATGTCCTTGATGGTGGGTTGAACAAAGGTCAGTGGTATGATCTTGTATATCGTATCCCTGTTTGCCTTTTCTACGAGCTTGAGAAGTTTATCGAACAAGAGAAAGGACTTGAGACACATGAATGGGAAATGAAGCTTACTTATGATGAAGACTGGGGAGTTTTACCAGATGACCCTAAATATGGAACTCTGACACCACAAGCTCTTGCAGCTATTGAACAGAACGAGATCTATAAGTGGTATAAGACCAATAAAGACAGAAAAGATGTTGACTTTGAGAACGAAGAAGAATATCTTAAACAAGAAGAAGAAATGCTTATTCGGCTGATTAAAATTCGTGGGAGTTTGTGGATATGAAAAACAACAACCCTTTGGTAGACGTTCTAGCCATCCTTCTGTGCATGCTAGCTGTAGTCGCTCTTGGTCAGTACTTCATTAAACATAAGAAGGATTCAGAACCAAGCTTGCATAAAATTGAACAGAGGTTGGAGTTGAAACAAGAAGCCAGCAAGAGTAAAGTACAATTGGAAAAGTCTTTTGAGTCGGCGGTTAAAGTAACTAATTTGGAGGAAACAAAATGAAAAATAAAAATCGTAAGAAAAAGAAAGAATCTTTCTTTAAAATTCTTGATGACTACACAAAAAGTATTTCTGAAGATCTTTACCATAATGGATACAGGGTAGAGTATACAAAGTCGGCTGTGAAGGTCTTTATGTGAAGAAGTGGAGGAAACAAAGTGAGTATTCAAAAGATCAAAGATGCCATCGAAGTCTACAAGAAAATGACTGCTGGAAATATCATGGAAGATGGACGTCACCGTGCAGAATACTACGGCGTACAACTTCGTATTGCTCAAGCAGCTTATGACTTTAATGGTTATATTGTTACAGGGACACGTCACAGCTGTCCCATTATGCAACTACAGATGATTGCTATTGGTGATGATGTACTTGATGAGTGGTGTCACCCTGATGATATGGTTCAAGGCTTCACTGACCAATATGGGACATTCTATAACCGAAAAGATGCTTATGTGATTGCCAGAGCGGCTGGTCAACTGAATGACAGGCATGAATGGGGTGACACACTTTATTCTGAAAGTTATATCTGATAAAATTTAGGCAAAAGAAAGCTCCCTATCCAATCACGGAAGGGAGCTTTTAAGTATCTGAGATAAGCTGATGGCGCAGCTTAGCGTGCCTACTGGCTTGTTATTGTTTTTATTCTTCAGTTCGTGGTAAGTGTATTTATATTGTTATTCACGATTTTCTGATTGGACTTCTTATCTTCCACCAAACCTTTAAGTTGCATCTCCATTATATGCATTCTGCGATCAACAAGTATTTGATAGTTATCTTGATTCTCAGACAGCTTATTAACTCTACCGTCTGTATAATCCATATTATTGGATATAACCTTTCTCAAATCACTCTTAGAGCTTTCTATCTTTGTTTCCAAAGAAGTGAAATCATGAGTGCTTCTGTTATTCGTGAAAATTATGGATAACATCACAATTAGAAGGACTAGGGTAGTTAGGTGTACCGAACGCTCAACTATAACCCAAAACATACTTCCTTCCTATTTCTTATTTTTTAAACTTCCAAAGTACAAATCCATCCTTCCTAGGATATCTGCTTTATTAGCCATTGAGTTAGCTGATAAGGTTGCTCCTAGGGATTCAATCTTTGTGTTAAGCCTAACCTCAACTTCACGTAAATCTTCTTTATTTACTTTAATCATCTGAAGCTGGTTTATGCTTGTCTGCATCTCTTTGTAATCACTCTTCATACCTTGGTAGGTAATGAACATGATTGTCACAAATAGAGAAAGAAGGGCAAGGCAAGCCTTCTCAAACAAGTTGCTAATACGGTTGTTGGCGTCATTCCCTGTCATTTGTAAAGTTCCTCCTTGTCTTTCTTATTATCACGAAGCTTTTGCATTTGTTTTTCCCACTTACCAATGCAAGCGACATTAGTGTTTTGGGCAATAGCTAGGTCTATAAGGCTCTCACCCGATGGTTTGGCCTTACAGGGGTTTATCAGAAGACTGTCTGGTGGGAAGACATTGGTTACTGTCGGGGTAGACCGAACACCACCCGTTGTTGAGCAGCCGTTTAACATTAGGACTAAGAAGCCCATCATCAGGCAAGAAATTGCTTTCATCTTTAGTAGTCTCTTTTGGTAAAATAGCTGCACTTGAGACAGCTTTATTAGGAATTTTCTTAACAGCGGCTAAGTCTCTTAATTGATCATTAATGGGAGAAATAGCTTCATCAATCTTGTTTTTGTCTTCTGTTAATTCTGAGGCACTAAGGTCATCAATTTTACAGCTCAAATCCTTTAGTTCGGCATCCTTTTTATACCCTACAATCGCATCATTAGCATCTTTAAGCTGAGCTACTGCTACAGCCTTATCGTTGCTCAAACTATATGAAAGATAGCCAAACCCTGCTGTTGAAGCTAACAAGGCTAGGATGATGTACAGACTGGCACCAGAGAATAGGTTACTGAACATTATCCTTATCCTCTGGCTGCCACAACTTATGTTGTTTAATCATCCTGAAAACAGCAGCTGAGACGTTCAGCACGAACATGCATGTCCCATAGGCTGCTACAGACATTGTAGGTTCAAGGAGAGAAAAGAATGGAAGAATGATTTCAACCAACGACAACAGGGCAGACAATACAGTAGTCCAAAAGGAATAAGTTTTGAGAACTTTTTTCCAATTGGGCACGAGCGCTAATTTAGTAGGAGTAGATGACAGAGTGGAAGTGATAGTTGCTTCAACAGCTGTATCTTTTGTGATGGGTGTTACAGTATCTTCAACTTTTACTGAATCGTTCATAAGCTTCTTTCATCTTAATGTCATATTTATTAACGGCGTACCCAGGACCGTTGTAACCACGAGCCACACCAACCCAGTCTTTAGCTTTCAAAGCCCTCAAGACATTTGGGCTTGCTTTAACAAAACTAACAAAAAGATCAAGTTGACCTTCTTCTGTATAAGCCTTATTTACTAATTCTTGAACAGAGTTAAATCCTAAAGCCTTCCAATGGAAACCCATTATTTGAAACGAACCCCAAGAGGCACTTTCCAAAGCCGATACACGATCAATCTTAATGGCCCTTTCAAGACGTTCCCATTCAGCTAAACCTCCCTTATAACCGCCTGGAGATTCATTGACAATATCAGGATACTTAGCAGCCATATCTTTAGACTTGATTGGGGTGAAATCCCTAAGTCTCTCGAACATGATATGACGTTCAAAAAGAATCTTAGGCACATCAGCTCCAGTAGCATCCTTGATGAAACCATATCCATTACTCTCGACAGAAGCGACAGCCTTTACGGCTGCCTCCTCTACACCCAAGAGCTTTGCAGCTTCTGAATAGTTTGTCATAAACATCCCATTAAATTTATGCTGCGCTGATAACAACCACACGCAATGTAGGGTTTGAGACAATCCCCGCCCCTGTCCTATTTTGCGCCCGAACAGTAACTGTATTGGTCGCCGTAACTGCTGCATCCATTATAATGCCATCTACGCTTAAGCCAGACACCGAAGATACAGTTACGACATCTCCCACAGATGCGCCTGTTACTGTTATAGTGATACTGGTAGAGCTATTTGCTGCAACCGTACCAAAACTTGCAACTTGGCTTGCTGTCAATACTTTGGTGAGCAGTGCACCACCATTAACTCTGAGGGTATTAATCCCATAAGCTGTGGCGGCTGAGCCAGTACTAATCATGGCACCATTGATTGCATATTCATCAAATCTTGCAACGCCAGAGATGCCAGGAGTTGGGGTAATAGAGTCTGCCAGCACAGTCGCACCAGAAGCGACTGTAATACCTACAGTTGAACTAAGCTTACTCCCTGTCAATACAGCACGACTAAGCTGTGAATAACTAACATTTGATAAAAAGGCTGCTGGAGTGTTCATACAGCTAAACGGCCCGGATAAGGACACAGCTGTTGATGCATTACCATAACTGTTTAAACCTAGTCCCGATAGGATACAATCGGTCGCTGTAATACCAAAACCAGAGCCTGTTGTGCCTAGAGAGCCCACACTCGTGGTTTCTACCACAGCGACCAACGAGTTTTCAGAAATCTCAATATTATTTCGTGCATTACCAACAATTAAAGCTCTTGATAACGTTGCTGTAGCGGAACCCGTACTGAAATACCCAGAACCCGTACAACTTCCATAAAAACCTTCAGGGGCGTCGAAGTTGGCACCATCGTTACGAACGCCCATGACACCAGCTCCGTAAACGACAATAATCTCTCCGTAAGCAGTTGCACCGGCGACAATATTAATATTATCAGAAGTGTTACCCTGAAACCAAGAAGCTGTAATTATTGAGGTTGAACCGGAATTTAGTTGCGCACCTCGTCCTAAGGTACTACCCACTACACACTCTCTGAGTGCTACATTTGTACCTTCAAGAGCCCACACACCAAATGCAGTTGAATTGAGAATATGACTCTTACGTAGTTGCGCACTACAGCCAATGCCTGCAAAAACCCCACGACCCCAACCAATTAGAGCAAATCCTGCACCAGCTTGGAAGTTGTTAACTGGTCCAGTCTGTGTTGGACCTTCGGGGGTTCTGCCGTTTATAGCTATACCGTGGGTTCCTGTACTCCCTGTAGTATTGACAAGAACCATATTGTCAATCCATTTAAGATTAGACCCACAAGAGAAAAACACCCCATCACCTGAGGAAGTGTTTTTCAAAACAACTTTAATAGTTTTTACTTCTCCCCCACTAATTTTATTAATCGGAGGGGAGTACGGGCCTCTCCAACCACTCTTAACTGTAACTTGATTGCCTGAAACAGCAGTAATCTCAAATGTACCTTGATGAGAAACGCCGGGGGTGATTATAGAATATTTAGTTCCATTTGCAATGACAACAGCGGGACTTACTGTAATACTAGTTGCTGAGTTTATTGCTGTAATGGTGGACATAACTCCATCGCAGAGTAAATAATCTCCAAGATTTGCTTCTGTAGTGAACAGACTTGAAGTCCCGGTTACAGTTGAACTGCTTACACCACCAGTTCCTATAGTACCTGTATTAGGACGAGTAAGTCTCCATCCCCGTGAGCCTGTTGTGCCCAGGGTCCATGCGCCGGAAATTCCAACAGATAAGGTAGAAACACTGGTAATCTCCCTAGTCTGCCCTCTTATTGTTAATAAATCTCCTACGGATATATAATCTGTTAATACGCCTGAAGCTATTGAGGTCCACGCGGCGGAGCCACCACCAGTGTTTGCAGTTATATTACCAAGAAGGGCTGAGCATTGCAGTATCTCATTTTGAGACACCCTTTTTCTGAATACAGACTGATCACCCGCAAGCGGTAGAAGGGGAACAACGTTATCCAATTTCAGATAATCCCCAACCACCATACCAGAAGATGATGATACATTATATACGACAGTGTAGTTACCAGAAGTACCAGTTACAGAGTTAACACTAACCAGTGTCGTAGAAGCGGGTGTAGAACCGGTTAGGGTGATTTTACCATTTTGTCCTACATTGACAATATTACCAGAAGTAAAAGTAAAAGTCCCATCCGGAACAATTATTGTTAAATCTGTCTCTACGTCAATCATATTTAAAAGTGGCAGGGCGGCTGTCACGGCAGCAGCATCTAGTGTTATGCTTGTAACAGAGGAGGGTATCCAAACACGTTTACCTGTTGAAAGGGCTGCTTGAAGTGAAGGATAATCAGCATATTGTACTTGGTCGTTAAGTCGGCTATATACAGTTCGATTTCTGTATCCAACCAGTGTGGAACCAAGTGTGGGGGCTGCTTGTGTTGCTAGGTCAGTTCTGAGAGAATCGGTGTAGCTATTGGCCTGTGCGGATGCCACGTCTAACTCAGAATTGGATGCAAAATACTCGGTATTTTGAAAAGCAGCCGTCCCTAAAGAGGACAAAGTAACTTGGATTGCTTGAAGTTGTGATGAAAGGTCGGTGTTATTTGCTACAGCCGTAAGGGCAGTACCGTTGAATTGGTAACTGGCGCCGGAAGAACGTAAGATTAATGTAAACCACTTAGGGGTTGGTGTCGAATACCACGCCCCCGAAACACCAAAGTAGATCCTATTATCAGTAGTTAAAAAGTAAGCTGTACCATTAACTACCGAAGGAAGTGATGAAACAATACCGTCGATGTTTTTGTCAAACAAGAAAGAAAACTTAGTTAGGTTTTCATCCATCCCCGTATTCCAACCACTTTCTCCGTAGTTCCAACCATATTTGGCTTCTAGGAATGGAGATGTTTGCTGAGTCATATAATTTCCTTAAATTTTAGAGGCTGTTGTAACTTAGATACCAATTGCTACCCATCTAACTTGTCCCGATATACGTTGACCAACGGGGTTGCTATCACCATTGACAGATGCTCTCAACCTAAAATTTGTAGTAGCTACAGACGATGTTTGAGCTACAGCATATAGTGCAGGATCACCTCCGACCGGAACATCAGACGTAGCTACTACACTGAAGATTGTGGTAAATTCTTTTGGGAATGTTACAAGAATGTCCTCACTTGCAGAAGTTGTGGTCAATCCGAATTGTACAATAAGGCCACCTGGAAACTTTTGAAAACCTGGATTTGTGAGTGACTGATTAGCGCCTTGGAAAGATTGCGCAAGCTTCAGCGCAGAAATTAACACCGTATCACTGCTCTGAGCTTGCGCTTGTGCTGTGGATGCAACTGTGGTCTTGGCATCTACTTCTGTTTTAGTATAAGTCTGAGCTTGTGAATATACAGAAAGATTTGTACGGGCGACCGCTGTATTTGTTAGGTCAGAGAGATTAGCCGATTTTTGTAAGTATCGGGCATCACTTTGAGTTGAAGTATAAAAGTCTGCTGCACTAGCAAAGGCAACTTCCCAATAGGTATCAGTGGTATCTGTTACTGGGTTTTGGTTAATACTTACTTGTTTTGCGCGATAAATAATCCCATCAGAACCCATGCAAATTGATTTAGTGCCGCTTAAACTATACTGGTATTCTGTAGTATTGTCCCAAACAGCAATACCATGCTGATTGATGTGGGCAATAGCTTGGTCCTGTTTATTATCGATGTAATTAAAGTATTGCCTTGCTGGAATCTCAACCTGCCAGCCTGTAGCAATTTTTGAATCAGATGGAGCTAAGACATCACCGGCAGCGGCCCATATTTTATTGATATCAGCAGGTTTGGTTATTTCAGCCATGTCTATATTTTTCCTTTACAAGAATTCATGATTGTGTTATAGTTTCGACATTACCAAAAAACTTAATTGAGGTTATAAAGTGAAACTGAGAAAGAGAAACAAATTACTTAGCGGCGTAGGTGTTAATGATGCAAACTACAATGTCTATGAATATGGTATTGTAGAAGGTAAAAGAAAGATGACTTGGATTTGTCCATTTTACAATACATGGGGTAGTATGTTAGTTAGATGTTACTGCCCTAAGTACCAAAAGCAATTCCCTACCTATGTAGGTTGCTCCGTTACGGAAGAGTGGCATCTGTTCTCTACTTTTAAGGCTTGGATGGAGAAACAAAATTGGGAAGGTAAGCACCTGGACAAAGACATCTTGTTTAAAGGAAACAAGACTTATAACCCTGAAACTTGTGTATTTGTTGATCCGAGAATTAACACCTTTCTTCTAGAAAATGGTGCAGTACGCGGAGACTATCCTATCGGTGTGTGTTTTCATAAGAGGGATAAAAAATACACAGCAAAGTGCTGTTCTGCGGAGTCTGGTAAACGAAAACACTTAGGCTATTTTGATACAGCCGAAGAAGCTCATCAAGCATGGTTAGCTTTCAAACTAGAGCAAGCCAAGATATTGGCATCTGAGCAGTCTGATGAAAGAATTGCCAAGGCTCTTATTGAACGCTATGAGAACTATACTTACTAAGCCCCTAATGGGGCTTTTTCTCTTACTTAAATTTGGTAGAGGCTAGCAAAATATCCGCCAGAAACTGTAGTGTAGTCACTATCTCCGTAGTTTAAACCATAACCAAGCCCCCAGCCATAGCTTCCTGTAAATTCCCCGAAACCCTTAGCCCCTGGTACTCCGTCAAAACCAAAGAAATTGTCTCCATCATATTCTCCAAAATTTATCCTAACACCAACCGTCTTTGGGATAAGTCTTGATGGGTAACCCGGTTCATTACTGATGTAGAAGAGGAGCGCTCTTTCAAAGTCAGTTAAGGTTCTAGATAACAATACAGTAATAGAGGCGTCTCCCTCTTCTGTTAATACTGTCGTATCAGTCCCGAAAACAAGATTAAGTACTGCTAGAAATTCTTCTGGTGTAGATGATGTTGTATTCTTGAAGATCTTGGCTTTAATAAAAAGTCTGTAGGTCGCATCGTCCAGTTCAATATTACCTCCAAGTGGTTTACCAAAGTCGTAGAACATGCCCCCTACTGCTGTGTTACCAAGTTCACCAAAACTTGCTGCTTTAGTTGCACCTTGAAACCCAAAGAAGTCATAAAAGTCAGCATTCAATAAGATACGCTCTTGACCAACGATTCTACCAATTACATCAAGCTGAGCACCTGTAGCAGTATCAAGACTTCTAAGCTGCATCAAATCTTTGAATACTTTCTGAATTTCTACTTGAGCGTTGATAAGGAGTTGAAGATATTTATCAAAAACTTCCTTTCCTACAAACTGCTCCGTCACTCGTTCACGAGCTTCAGAAAGATAATCGATTTCTTCAAAAGGCGTGATAGCCATATACCACTCCTTATGTATTGATAATAATGTTGTCTGAGGATAGTGAAGCAATCATATCAAATGAAACTGGAATGCTATCTGTACTTGTAGGATTGGGAGATGTTCCAATAAACAAGCTATCTACTTCATGTCCTTTGACTGTGTTAATTGGGGTAAATAATCTACTCCAAATAACATCATCACCAATACCAAGATTACTATCAAAGTATGCAATCAATGCTGATTTGATGTCGTCAACACCCGTACCTGGGAATTCACTATCAGTAGTGAGGTTGATCGTAATATAAACAGGTAGTGGATCAGGTCGTTCAAAACCAATATTATGAGAAAAACCTTGAGTGTCATAGATAACTACAACTGTGTCACCATAACTTCTGATACCCATTGGTTTATTTTCCCAAATGGTGTTTGCAATATCAATACTAACCCCACCAAGAACAATCGGCATAAAACTGTGTGCAGGAACACCAAAGGCATCTACAACATCTGTATCATTTTCGTAGATTCTTACTTCCTCAACACCTTCAAGATTAATCAATGCTGAGTACAAAGCTTCAAGAATATTAGAAGCCCGTTCAAATTTAGTCTCTCTAAACCGTAGACGAAGTTCCTCATCTGTTTCAAGATTACGTCCGGGGCTCGCAGCTTGGGGGTTTGTAACGCTGTCCCAACCAAGCTGAGGGGTAAGAATAACATTCAAAGTATTAGCTTCAGCATTAACCTCTCCCACTACACTGCTCTGAACCTCACCAAGCTTTTGTACTTTAGTGATTCCAATATTAGAGGTAACAGTGAAAGTTACAGCAGAAAATTCATCAACACGACTAATTTTAAGAGCCGTACCTTCAATGCTGCTAACAAGACTTGGGTGGCTTGCAATTATTACAGCATTCAACCCAGCAACAATTTCAGCAGCTGTAGCAGATGCATCACTTGTGAAATTGATCGTATTAGCAGTAGTGACGGATGTATAAGTTATGCTATAAACTGTGGTGTTAGAAACCGTTATAGGAGTGACCGTAACACCGACAGCTTGAGAAGGAGAAAGAGCTACAGGAGACAGAATAGTCCACTGACTACTGTCAATTGAGCTGCCTACAGTGAGCCCTGATGATACCAGAGTACCGTTGTCACCAGAAATGATCACTTGTGCCGTGGAATAGGTCTGTTCCTGTCTGGTGATACCACCAAGGGCTACAAGGTTATCCAGAGCAATACCTGTTGCAGAGTTAGGATCAAATGCTTGATAATCAGCTTGTGCAACTTCCCACAAATCAGCCATACTAGGAGATACAAGCGCGATTAGTCTACCTAAAGCTGAGCTATCAGATGTATCGACCTGATCACCGGGTTCTATGAGATCTTGAAATAAAGAGGTAGCTTCAGCTCGTAAGTCTGAAAGTATCTCTGTCATTCTTTTTATTGTAAAGCCTTGGTCAGAAATACCCGCCATTTTATTTCCTTAATTTATAGGGTTTAAAGTGAGGGGTGCTGAGATTGTCCCGTCCACAACTTTAATTTTAAAAATGAGATTATAATGTCTATTAACAAAAGTAGAATCCCAAGAAACAATTTCTTTAACACCTTTATCGGATAATACTTTTTGTTGTAGTATTAAATCAACTGCTGCTTTTGAAGTTTGCTTTTTGGCAAGTATTCTTTGTTCCCAAGGTATACCGTAAGTCGTATCTAAAAACCATTCTTCCATCCACGTTCTAAGAAGAATTAAAAGTCTTTGACCTGTAACTTCTACTGGTGTTTGAGTTGTGTCTTGTTTAAGCAACGCCCCATTCCGCCAGATGATATCTCCATCTAGATTTAGTTTAAAATCCATTAGTAACTCCTTATACTGTAGGAGTACCAGAAGTACCACTACCGGGTGTAACCCCAATGTGTTTGTGTGTTGAAAATGGGATTCCATTAAAGGTGGCAATACCTGTTATGGTGTAGTTCCCCACTTGAGTCAGATTACCTTGTAGATTAATATTTCCAATCCATTGTGTTATATCAGCATCTACTATCAAACTTGGAGTGTTAAAATTCAAACTACTTGCAGCGTTGATAGTTACATCAGAACCATTAATAATAATCGGCATATTACTCGTTGTAATACCTATACTACCATCGGCCCTAATCCTAATCTCTGCCTCAGTACCACTTAAGTTGCCAAAAATTACAGTATCTTTAGTATCATGCGGGAGAATGTGTTTAGATGGATTATTGACAGCAGTTCCAGGAGGTTGAATACCCGGAAGGAAGATGGCATCACTTTTATCCATCTTAGCAAAATTCATAGGACTAGATGGTCTTCCGTTACCAGATTTCCATCCATCCATATTACGCATAGAGAATATAGCCATTCCTGTATCCCCAACCTCGATAGGAAAGGTAAAGCCAGACTTCTTAGAAACTTGGAAAGAAACCGGTATACCGGCGAGAATTGGGTACTCTTTAACTGTACCATCTTGAAACTTTTGATTAATAGTAGGTTGAATATCAACCATTTGACCATTCAACCCATCTCTGACAGCTACAACAATACAAGGAATATTTGTAAAGACATTATCCATCTGACTACTAAAGGCACTGACCATTGAAGCTTGGATTGCTGCAACTGCTTCTGAACTCATCAGTTACCTCCTGATTTAATAACTTTTTCAAGGCTTGTTGCACGAATCTCTGTATACCAACTTGAGCTTCTCCAGCCTCCAGTATGTCTCAACGATTCAACCTTTAACCAGCCATTAATTAGAGTGTCTTCTAATTTTATTATATCGCCTGCCCGAATATCTGGGTTTAATAAAATCTTCATTTGGATGCCAGGTTTTTTTACTTTATCTTTCTTAGATCTTTGACGATCCCCAGAGACTCGATATGGGGTTTCAATCAAGCCTGTGTATTTAGAAATAACGTAGGCTTCTTGAAAGTTTTCAGTGTTTCCTCTGTCGTTGTCATGGATATAAACAACGCCATCATCAAGTTGCCAATTACACGCATACTTCTCACACAATTCATTTAACATTTCTTTAGGTGTACCACTTAAAGGGTAACCATAAAGCAAAGGATTGTTAAGATTTGTACCATTGAAAACCCCCCTATCTGCCCCAATTGCTTTAATTAATCTGTTGGCAGCATCTTTAGGAGATTGTCCTTCGGGGACAAATTCAGACAAGACTTGATGATTCAATTCAACATAGCCAGTGCCTAAAGTGATCTGAGTCACCCTATCCGTCCCAGACTTTCTAGTACTCACATGTGTTACTTGCCCAGAAAACAATCTTTGTGGACCGCCTGTATCTAGATAACCAGCTTCAAAAACTGCTGCTGGGTAATCGGTGTCTAAAAGTTTTATATGATCTTCACTTAGATTGTAAATTTCAATAGCAGCACTGTTAGTTTTTTTCTTATTATCTGAAGATTTAGAAATATCAAAAGTTACCTGAAGATCTGTAATCTCTAGCGCGTCTCCAGATTGATAATCACCCACTATCAAACGATACTGCCTGTTGCGTTGTAGTAGGTCCATATATTACTCTTCTCTAAAAATATAAAAACAGTTATAGTACTGATCAATTGAGTCTGGATAGGTTTTATAGGGTTCAGAAATAATATCTGCCTTTTCTTCCATCCAAATAAACCCAGTAAGTGGGAAAATAGCGTAATCTTTTAGAATTGGATAATTTGGAACTAATGCCTCACCAAGTACAATTGGATTACTCTCGGAGTCATATAAACTTATAAAATACAAACCAACTCTTTCATTATAGACGAACTCAATTATGTAAGAATTACCTTGAAAAGCTATTGTATAAGTGTAGTAAGGATCTGGAAATAAAGGCATTGTTACATATTTATCAGCCATTTTCTCTAGCCTTCCTTAATGGGTCAGTGTCTTTAGGGGCATTGTCCCCTGCATTAGCTCCATCAACATTCTGGGGTGTGCTGTCTTGTTTGCCTTTGGATGCTTTACTAGAAGCTTTCTTCTTAAGAGAGTTTTGTACATCTTTAGGAATTACAGTTTTTTTGAGGAAAGCAAAGGTAACTTGTTCGAATGTAATGTCACAATACAATCCATAACCTGTATTAGCATCTTCCTTAAAGGTGATCTTAGTCATTACAAGGTTGTTAATCAGCTTACGAAGAAGGGTATTATCATATTCGAATAAACGAACAAGTTGTATATTAGGATCAAATTGGCCTGATTTTTCGTTGAAGACAACTCCGGCAGTAAGGTCAATAAGGGCTTGTCTAATCTGCTCAATTAGATCTGTACGTCTGCTATCTACTACAACTTCTGGTGTACTGTCAGATAAAAACTGTCCAATACTATCTGGAATAAATTTCTTGAGAACGCTTTTATCGGTTGAGTTTACACTAACAGCTGTAGGTGCCTCGTTGCTATTGTAAGGGGCGTTACCATCCAAATCTTGGATTAAATAGGTTCCTGTAGAAATATCTACACCTGTAATAACGGCACTAATAGTAAATACAGGATTATTACGGATAAAATGGTCCGTGATATTTCCACCTTGATCTACTGGATGTTTTGTAACACTCCCAGAATAGTTCTGTGTATAGGTCTGGACTGCATCACAGTAGATAAAACCTCCCTCGTCAATTGAGGAGTCACCCCACCCGATTGCTAAACTCATAGGTGACTCCTTATTGTTTCACTGGAAATTGAACATTTACTTGGTCAAAAGACTGAACAAACATATTTGCAACTGCCTCACCGATAGCTTGAGCTTGAGCAGTTGCATCCAAACCTTGAAGGGTTGATCCATCAACATTAACTTCAATATTGATTTCATTACTATTGTTATTCACAATACCCATAGCCTTATCTTCAGCAGCAGCCTTTGCCATCTCAGCTTGTTGATCATCATAACCAGCCGCATCGTGATAGTACAAAGAATTTGGATCTTCGTATACAGCCCTGCCGCGTTCCCTGGCCCTAGACATATTAACACCAGTGTTATTAATGATGTCTCCAACAATTGCAGCAGGAGATGCGTACTCTAAACCAAATAAATTGGCTTTTTCTGTTGCGCTATTGTTTGTAGGCTCTGTAGGGAGCGTTCCACTCTTCCACTTTTGAAATTCAGCTATTGCATTCATAATAGAAGCAATTTCACGAGCGGTTGACTCTAAAGTTGGTAAGAAGTCAAATTTAATAGAAGATATGTCTGTAAATATTTGTTGGATATTTTTCCAATCTTCCTGTAGTTGCTTTGTTTTATCAATTCCCAGCCAATCAGCAACTACGCTATCTTTACCCTCTAAAGCCCTGATAAAAGATTGAGGAAAAAGAAGTAAATCATCAGCCCATTTAGTGGCTTCATTAAAGCCCTCGGCTAAAGTCCTGACCAACCCACCACTCTCACTCAAACCAGCATTAAGGGTACGGAAAATACGCGCAAAACCCTCCTCTACGCCTGAATTTGAAGCTAGTACAGCCATGTCGTTTACAGAGTTTTGGTAGCGGGCTTGTTCAGCCTGGGATGCTTGAGAGGCATTTGCCAACGCACCCCCTTGGTTTGCTCTTTGTGACGCAGCAGCGCCGGCATAAGTCAGGATATCACTAGTAACTTTACCTTTTTTCATATCAGCTAAAAGAGCCTGAATGGCGTCAGCACCAGTTTTGTTTCCTCCCAGCTTAGCTTGGTATGCTTGTGCGAAGAGTGCTGTACCTCCGGGGAGGGCTTCTGCGATTTGACCTGTACTTTATATTCAAGCAGAGACGCTACTCTCTGCCCCGTTCTCAAGGAACTGCTATAACTCTCGCTATAGAATAGACTACATCTTGGTGTTTTGTAAATATTCGATTGCGTTGTGTAAGATATCAATTTGATCCTTTGCGTGACCAATGATTAAATTACAACTATTACAAAGAAGACCCCTAACCTTGCCTGTTGCATGACAATGGTCAATATTTAATCCATAGTAGATATTTCTACCATTTCTGCAAATACTCTCGTGTTTACCACAAATTTTGCAGCAGTCGTTTTGTATAAGTCTAAGATGATCATACTCAGCTTTTTCTATACCAACGAACTTTATTTTTGTTTTTAAAGCTAAACATTCAAAGCATATAGTGCTGTACTTTAAAGGATTATCTTCTTGGTAGTGGTCACGGTCTTTTCTTTTAAAGAACTTAATAATTTCCAGTTCTTCTTTGCAATACGTACAAATTTTATACAAGTAACACCCCCCCTGTTTCGGCTACGCTTGTAGCCTACTCTACTCCGTTCCACATTAATGTGCCGTTTCGATAGTCGTTGAACGTTCCCTTTCGGGCTTCGCTGCTGATTTTCCAAAATAGTTGTTTTCAAACATTCACGCTTGAACCATATATTATACTTAGGTTCTACGTTGTAGTCAACTATTAATAAGGACTTTCCAGCAATTAAAGGGGTAAATTTTTCTGCATATTTCTATGCAGCGAGCCTAATATTAAGCTCTTCGCTCATGAGCTTACCTTTACCGGCTACTTGGGAGAGCGCCCTAAATAGCCTGTTTTGAGTCGTCTTGTCCAACTTATTGACTCGTGCCAACTCAGCAAATCCTGAGAAGACCTTCTGACTTTCTTTTAATCCAATACCAGAACCTGTTAGACCCGATATTAACTTATTATAGTCTCCAGAGGCATCGAGGAAATTGAAGCCTATTCGCTGTCCCTCAGACCTTAAATATTGAAAGGAATCAGAACCTTGCTGTGCTGTGCCACCAGCTTGTTGCACAACAGCAGAGGATTGTAATTGAGCAGAGACAACTTCTTGGTTACGTCTATTTAGGGCGCCAAGGCCATATCCGCCCAATCCCAATGCAAGTGCCGGACCAAATAGGTTAGGCATCCCGCGAAGACCTCCTACACTACCTGCAACAGCTCCGGCAGCAAGGCCCTGTCCTCCCGCACCAACACCCGGCCTTACATTCGGTCTGATAGTGGCAGCTTCACCAGCAACACGGGTTGCCTGAATTGTGGCAGCTGTCATTACTCTGTTAAGATGTTGCTGGTTGACATCAAAGCGGCTAATCTCAAACACTAACCTAGAGGAAGCCATGTCTAAGGCATTGCCCAGGGCTATGTTCAGTCTTCGTTGGTCTACATCAAACCTTCCAAGAGATAGAGTGATTGGTGTGTTTGCAAACTTACCTAATTTCTTTAGTCTATTTTCAACATGGTCAAGGGCTTTATCAACTTTCTTAACAGAAGATTTATCAACTTCAATCCCCATGCTGGCAAAGTACTTACTAATCTGCAATTTTCATTACTCCGTCATTTGGGTTTATTCTTTTCAGCTTTAGCTTTATTTATGGCTTGTTGATTCAAAGAATCATGCACATCCAACATTTCAATCATTTTCAAAAGTTGACGTGTAGAATATTTCCACTCCATCTCAGCGGCTAATTCAAGACCTCCCTTCTCGTGCATGGCTATTCTGTAAATACTCCAAGACTGTGAGAATTTTGAATCAATTTCTTTTTCTAAATTTGTGGGTGGAGCTTTTCCCGATGCAGTTGACCCACTTGGAGTCAAGCTTCTTCTGTATCGGGTGCCTGAAAAAGTTCTTCAAAGTTAAAATTCAGCACCTCTTTATACAGCTTGTTGAGATGTGCATACTTACGAGAGAAATGTACATCAAAGCTTTTTTCAGTAATTTGCATATTGTCTTTAGACACATAGTTACAGATGATTTGTTTCATCTGGCTAAGATCTGCCTTACCTTCATCGATTGCTGCTTGATGCTTTTCAATAAACATCAGGCCTTTAGTTGCTGGCATAGCACTAACCAAATAGTCTACATCATCAACTGTAATAGTTGTTTGTTCTAATACTTGAAATTGTGGAGCTGCCATTTATTTTATCTCAGATATAAATTAAAAAATATTGTCTATGAATTTACCAGCCTCACTCAATGCTCTGTCTAACAAGTCCGTTGCAGGTTTAGCATTGCCTCCGACAGTATAAGTGTCTGTGTTTTGTGCAAAGAATTCCCAGTTTCGGTATTCAAACTGTCCAGAAAATGTTGCTGTTGGATACCCTGTAATAAAAGCTTCATTGGAAGAAAATACACTCCTCCCAGATCTGTCTTTTAGCATAAGAGAAATTCTAGCAGTACCTTCATCCAAATCCAATTCATGAATGTATGAAAGTACATCATTACCTTGAGAGCTTTGAAGCAGAGATATTGTCAGTGTCGCTGAAGTATCTACATTCTTTACACGAGTATTCTTACCTCTAATACCCCTAACTACAGCAAAGCCTTTAACTGTTCTTGAGATAGTAACACTCTGCCAACCAGTTAATTGATAGCCACCGATGGTAAGAATTACATCTTTGGGGTTGTAAGTTTGAACCGTAAAACCATTAGCCATCAGAGCACCCCTTCAATAACAGAAGCAGCACCAGATGCAAGGTTAATAAGATCTTGTAGAATACCACTAGCGTCTTGGTTACTACCAATGTTAATAACAGCTTGTGAGGATTTCAGTATCCAAGTACGAGTGTCAAAGTTTGTACTTTGAACCATATTAGGTACACCTTCAATCCAAGTGCTGGTGGAGAAGAAAAGGTCAGTCCCTGATAAATCCTTAATAAACAGAGGAAATTTGCCAACCTGAGATAACTCATCTAGTTGCCAAAGCTTAGTTAGAATATCATTAGACGTGGAGCCACGGTGGAAAGTCAGTGAAATCGTGTAGGTTTGACTGTTAGTGTATATCCTAGCAACTTGCCCATCTGTTGTTTCTGTGGAACCGTAGGCTACTTTATCTTTGCTTATGCTGATAAAAGTCCCGTCAGCGAATCCATTTAAGGGTATACCGAAAGCCAGACAATTGACAGCTTCTGGAGAGTAATTTGCTAATGTCATTATTATTCCTTAAGTACAGGGGCCTTTCAGCCCCTATTAGGCATTAAGGATTCAACCGCCACCGACTCTCAACCGTACCACCAGCAGCCTCAACAGCAGCCACTTCAGCAGGAGCCAGAGGAATGTTACCACCAATAAACAAGTCGCTACCAAACAGATAGATCTGCCAATCACGAGTTGAAGTTTCTGAACTAAACTCTACAGCAGGTGGTGCAGCGATGATCGCACTGTTAGAAGAAACAACGGTCTGACCACTCAAATCTTTGATGGTTACAGAGAACACCCACGTATTATCTGTAGTTTGAGCATCAGCGATTTGAAGTTGTTGCAAAACAGTGTTTGATGGTGAATATTGATGCACAGTAACATCAACAGTCATACCAGTTACTTTACGCTTAACGCGGCCAAATGAGTTAGAAGTGCCAACACCCTGATAGGGGGTAGAACTTGGAACCAAACGGTTCATTGAAACGAAAGTCCCGTCTGCAAAGCCGCTTACAGTGTGTACAAAGTCACCTTTCGAAATAACAATTGTAAAATCGTCAGGGGAGTAGTTACCAATATAATTTGAAGCCATTGTTAATCTCCCAGATTAAACAGAAAGGTAAAATTGAATATCGACGCTGCGAATCGCACCGGCAAGACGTGCTCTAATTACAAATACACCAGCAGCACGTTGAGCACGTAGTGTTGGGCTGATTGACAGCACAGGGGGGGTTTGCACAGTCCAGCCGGAATCAATCATACCATTACTTTCAGCCAGAGATAGCACAGAACGAATTTCGTTCTCTACAATCAAAAGACCTGGGTCAGTCATGGGGATTTTAAGGCTGTTAATGATACGGAAATAGATACCTTCCTGAAGTCTGGCTTTTAACCAATCCTTGGAAATTTGAATATCAATAGGTTTTCCATCAAACATATTACCATCTTGGAACACATCAACACCACCTTTACGGCGAAAGAAGTTCCACGATTTGTCACGTAGATTGCCAATCTGGCTGGGGCTGAGGATACTACGAGTAACACCAACAGCGCGCTTGAAGTCCCAGTCGTTTGAGCCAGGAGTTACGGCCAGTTGACTGCCAGACCATGCGGCTTCTGGAAACTCGGTTGCAGCAGTTGCAGAATAAACGCCGAAAGTACGACCAGCAGACTTAGCGTTTAGCTTATAACCAATATCTGTAACGCCACCAGTTGGTGCAACTACGTCAGCAGAAGAAAGACCATAAATCTTATCCATGGCTTGAATAGTATCAGACAAAGCCTCTTGTTCAGCTACAACTTGTGTTTCAGCGAGAAGCTCATACCATACATCATTTTCAGCATCCACTGCCAACAGGGCATCAGGCCAAGTTTCAGTTGGAGTAGCATTGGTTAGTGTCACATTAGACGAACTTGTCAGACTCCAAGCACTACCAGGCGTAGTTGGAGCTACTGTGAAAGTCCCATCCAAGTTATCGGTAAAATTAATACCTGTAGGAGAACCAACAGCAGTATCGAGACCTGCAACAATTTCAATAGCAGTTGCAGAAGCATCAGAAGTAAAGGTGTAGGTAGTCCCATTAATGCTAATGGAATATACTGTTGAATTAGCAACAGTTACTGTACCAGTAACGCTATTTACTTGACGACGACCAATAACTAAAGAAAGAATTGGAGCACCGATTACAGAGTCTTGACCGAACGCTTTACTAGCCATTTTATAGACATTGCTAGTGGTCGGAAAATCAGCGCCTACTTCATTGATAGTCAAGTACGTACGAGCACGTTCAGCAAAATTAGTGAAGGTGGCAAGAATGAGGGGAATTGCAAAAGAAGCCGTAGCGATTGCAGTAGTCTGATCGGTAATAACTACCCTAACTACATCATCTAAATCACTCATATTTTATTATGATCCTTAATTATGTAGCGATTGCTACGGGTAAATAATACTTTCTGGAATTTTTATAATTACTGGAATCTCTGAAGTTTCGTCAGCAATGACTACACCATCAACAGAGTCAATAAGTTGGTTTGTAACAACAATATAACTAAAAGTCACGTCCATGTTATGGTATTCAACCCACTTTGTATCTCGTTTTTGAGGTGCCCTACGAATCTGACTCTTCCTCATAAAACCCAATCTGTTTCTATTCAATTCCAACCGTGTAAGGGGATTGTTATTGACATTGTTGTTAAAGCTTTGTGACATCTCACCACTCAAGCTACCGATAAAACTAAACTGACACATTATTTCATATGCAACTTGAAATGTTAGTGTTTCATCAGTATTAACTAAAGTTGATGTGCTATGATGTCCTTGTTGCTCAACATTCAAAACATTGATCACAACATAACTAACAGAGGGTTCTGGTCCATTCT